GTTTTAAAGACCCGATTTCATTCCTATGATCCGCAAGAGTTACTTCTACTTCTGTTTCATTCATATTTCCCTCCAAATATTTATTGCAAAATAAAAAGACCATTATGGTCCTGCTCTGATCTCCATGCCATTCAACTCCATTATTGACCTATCATCTTTTGCACTGCCTCTTTCCATCTTTTTGGTACATCCTCAATTGTGATCGTTCCATCTTTTATTTTCATAACATAAAACAACACCATTATGCTTCACCTCCTATCATCCCTGCCATCTCCATAATTGCTCCATCCTGTACGCTTTGTTCTTTCTCAAGGGCATCTAGTCTCTTTTCTTCCTCTGTTTTTTCACGGATTGCGAATGTTGCCTCCACTTTTTCATTCACAACATTAACCTGAAATAATGGATATTCTAATCTCATGTCGGTGTAATTTCCAGTTATATTTTCCTCTGACTTAAATTGTACTGCATCCAGATTTCCCTCTTTTAAAATAGCAGATGCAATCGGGTCTAAATCTTTAAATTGCTCTACCACAGCCGTAATAGCATTAAGGCTTGCTCCTTCTTTAATTGTAATCTCTGTTTTGTCTGTTAAAATCATTTTATCCATACTGTTTTAGTCTCCTTTTCCTTTTATTTCTACTTCCACTTACCTGCTACGTATACATCAATGCATGTAGTCTTTTGCTTATCTAATCCAAGTTGAACAATATATCCATCAATAGCCTGTTTACTCACACTTACGGATGGGCGCGCCGCCCAAACTATACCGTTATTCATCGCACTTGTTTGGATATTTAACACTTCTGTTGCTGTTATTCCAAATGCTAAATTCGTATATTTTGCGTGATATAATCCTGTTGTTCCAATCTGAACGAATGAAAAGTCTTGATTCTTAATAGTTACCTTCCCAAATGATTCAAAAAAACCATTTTCATATTTCTTTATGTATCCATTTGTAAATTTAACCATTTCAAAATTTGTTTTGCTCTTTAGCTCACTAATTTTCTCGTCCAACGCCTTCCCCTGCCTTGCATCTAGTGCATACCCTGCAACTGTAGTAGTCAGGTTGCTTATCACCTTCGATGTATCCAATTTTTGTGCTAATGCGTCTTTAATTGGTTTCACACCATTTTTATAAAACCGATTCAGAAGGTTTGTTGTGATTACCTTCATATATCCTCACCTCCCCTCTACGCAAATGTTCCTGCGATTATTTTATCAATATCGGATTCTGTTGCTTCTTCTACAGTTGTCCCTGTTGGCGGTGACTGCCACGTTCCATCACCCCTCAAAAACTTATCCTGTGACCCTACTCCCGGTGCTGGCACTAGCCCTGCCTTTCCTGCTACAGATTGTGTTGCCCCAGTCATATTGGAGTATGTTGTATTGTTATCATTTCCCCATACTGCGGTACCATCAGCAGACCACTTTAAAAACTGCCCAGCAGATCCACCTGCCGGAATATGCTTATTCCCGGACGTTGTTGGATGCGTATAAGCATTTGCACCTGACGCGATTCCTGCTAGTTTTTGTTTTTCTGCTGCGGTGTAGTCATTCGACGACAGCCCTTTCCCACTTTCTTTCTTTACAAACTTCTCTGTGATTTTTCCCGAAAACTTCGTTGCAAACGAAGTTAAGTTTTCTAATGTTATGTATTTCATTTTTTCCTTACCTCCTTGAATAACTGGTCAATGATATCCTGTATTTCCTGTTCCGTAGCATCCATTTCTTCCTCATTTTCCGTATAGGTTCCTCCTATGATCGCATCGATGTCTTCTTTCGTACCTGTTTCAAAAATGCTGCCCTGCTCATCTTCATCCACATAAGTGCCGTCGATGATTCTGTCAATATCCACATCTGTTGCCACATGATACAGGTCTTTTAAGAGTTGCTGGATCTCCAATAACAATTTTCCGTTTTCTGTGGAATCAAGTACATCCTTGATATTCTTAAATTCCTCGGTAATTTCCTGTATTGCAGCCTGCACAGCTGTTACGGCTTCTGAAGTCTTTGCCTTTGCATCGTCTCCTTGGGTCTTCGCATAGCTCCCCTGCTCCTTTGCATAGTCTCCCTGTGCCTTCGCATATTCTCCCTGCTCAACTGTATGATCCAGCTTTTTCATTGCCTCAATGCAGACTAGTTCGGCAATGTCTGCATAAGTCCTTCGGACATCCTCCCCATAATATGCTTGGCGAAATTCCTGTATCAGTCCTCTTATCTTCTCTTCCAATGTCATCTCATTTCTGTGCCTCCTTCCGGTTTTTCTAACTTATCCAGCCGTTCCAAAACTTTTGCCAACCTATTTTCAATATCAGCTATACTTTCTCTCAAAACTCCCGTATCCTCTTCAAATTGCGTAAGTTTGCCTTTTATCTCATCTATATCTGTTTTTGTCTCCCCAGTCCCTAATTCGATTGTCTGGACTTTTTCATCCACCTTTTTCAGATAGCTGTCTGTACTTTCCACCTTTTGCGAGAGTTCTTTTATGCCACCTTTAATGACTTCAACAGATTCATTTTTACTCGCTTGCCCCTCTACCTGCCTCTGTAATGCTGCCTGTTTTTCTGTTAATGCAGTCACACTGTCTCCAAGATTGATCTTGTCCTTTGACGGATCTAAAATGTCATACTCCCTTTTCGATACAAGCATATATTTATCAAGTCCGTGCGGTTTCGATACGGTATGAACTATGTCTCCAAGTTTTATCCGGTCAATATCCACATCTGCAAGGTGCAGATCTATTGCAGTCAGCTCTATGGTTGCGGTCAGGTTCCTTGCATTCTTTAAAAATTCCTCTCCTTTTGTTTTCAGATTCGCCGGTACTGTCACATCCTCAAACACTTCTGTCCGCGTGATTCTTCCATAGAGCGTAATTGCTTCTTTGTCCTCAATATAATCTTTTCCATTGTTTACCGACGCAATGGTAAGTCTCCCTCCACCCTGCTCTTCGTCCAAAGATTTGCCAAGCGGAATAAGTACCGTTGCAATCTCTGCCGCGCTTATATACTCCGTCAAATCCAGTATGTTTTCTCCAAACCGGATTGTCTGTAGGGATGTGCGGTCATAGCTTTCTAAGTAGTCCAGATACCGGATACCTTTTTGCTTGCGGATACGCAAATATCCACCATTGCTGGCAACCAGCTTGTCGAGAATCGTATTTAAAGTATCCGTATACTGATTATCTTCCCTTGCATCGTAATTCATCGTTTTTTTCTCTACGATTCCAAGAGTAAACTGTTTCTCCTCCTCCACTTGGCTGTTGTGCTGGGTAATTTTATCCTGTAGATAACTTTCTGGGGTCAGGTCATGGTATTCCTTCGGACGCTGGATACTATCTAGCATATAGGCAAGCGTTCCTTCGCACGTATTCGCCACACATCCGTACATGTCCGTCTCAGAATCCGTAACCCTTCCCTCAAATAAGGATTCTTCGCCCTCGAATACTTCTATCTTGGAAATCATCTTCCCTATCTTTCCCACCATCGGATGCGGGGGCGGAAGGGAAAACACAAATTCCCCGGTCTTATTTAGCCCAACCCTTACTTTTCCTGACAGTATAGCCAATTCTTCGTCTCTTGGGTCGTACAACAATTCCCCATCACAATAAATCCTATACATTATAAACTCGCCCCCCTATAGTCCACACTGACTGTTCCCTTTCCTTGAAATGTCAGGATATGTTCCCCTGCCCCCAACTGCAAATCCATGACTTTACTTTTCCCCTTTGGGAGCGTGTAAGAAATGCTGTGGTATTCCAAAACCATGCTTTCAGAGCACTCAAAAACCGGGACAACCTTTTTCCGCCGCCCCGGTATCATAAGTACCATTGTTCCATTTACTTCCAAATCTCTATAATCGCGTATAATTCCATCCTCAAAACAGAAGGTGTCCCACACCCACGGTTCCAAACTTCCGTAACGCTCATATTTGTATGGTTCTGCATCAAACGAGATCGTCACTCCGTTAATCAGAGCATTTTCTTTTACAATCTCACAAGCACCTCTACCAAGATAATAAAATCCTTTATCCGTGTCCAATATAATTTTTCTCTTCTGCCCCTGTATGTAATTCGCAATTTCCGACTTCAATGAATGCCATTTATATATATCGGATTTCATTACGAATGTAATGGATATGGGTCTATTCTTATACCGGATATCTCCATACAGGAAATCCGTCAGGTCAAGAGCACCATCCCGTCCGTCTATGTCTATCACCTTTGTTTGCGCCTCTGGTTCCCCAATGGAAAGATCTGTCCATAGCAATCCCCAATCTTTTTCTGTGTGACGCTCTCCAATAAGAACTCCTGCCATTATATACTGTTCCTCCTTCTTGAAACTCCTTTTCTGCCTAATCCGGTATCCATAAGTGGCAATAATTCACTTGCCACGGTCTTTCCATTTAAAGTGCTTGTATGCTGCACTGTAACATTTCCCATAGCCTCGCAGATTCCTTGGATCAGCCGGTCATAATCGATTGGTGTTGTAGTGGTATTCGCATTTGCTCTTGCAGATTCTTTCGCATATTTCATAGAAATATCATGTGGAATAACCTGGGTTCCATTCGGTAGATATGTAAGCTCTCCCCTTCCGCCTTCATTCATTCGCGCAAATCCACCTTGCCAGTCCTCTGTACCATGCAGCAAATATGGAATCGTACCAATATTCACTCCCGGTATTTTATTAATCAAACCGATTGCTGCATTAATCCCGCCAATCACTCCATTTACAAATCCTTTTACTTGTGACACCAATGCATCAACAGCCGAAGCAACACCGCTAAAAACACCGGATACAAACGATGTAAGCCCATTCCAAGCACTTTTTATTCCATTGAACACTCCTGTAATGTACCCGCCTACTTTATCCATAATAGAAGATACAATTGAGTAAACAGAATTAAATACATTCCCCACCGTTCCCGCTATCGTCGCTATCACACTCGACGCCACATTAATTGCATTTGATATTACTTTTGATATATTTGCGAAAATGTTCTGTACAAATGAAAATGCAGTGGAAAACGTACTGATAATAACATCTAACACACCGCTCACCGCTCCTATTATTTTTCCAATAATAGAAATAATGGAAGCAATAATACTAGCTACAAAAGTCACAATCGGTGAAATTACCGATATAATCGTTGAAATAATACCGCCAATAAATGATACAATCGGTGAAATAGCCGAAATAATAGAGGCTATCACACTGATTACAACAGAAACAATGGATACCACCACAGATATAATATTTGTCAGCACCGGAACAATTGCTTGAATAACAGACATTACTACATTCATAATCGCAATCACTGCCGGCATTGCAGCCGTTACAATATTCATAATTACTTTAAGCACGGTCTGTATAATATTAATCACACTTGTTAAAAGCGGTACTAACGCACCGGACAATTGAGAAATCATCGGTCCAACAGACGCAACTACATTTCCGATTAAAGATGCTATCTGTACCAAAAATGGAGCAACTTGATTTAGCAAATTCACGACAATCGGCAATGCCATAGTCAGTACATCAATCACACTTCCAATTAACTGCGAACCAACCGTTACGATATCCCCAATTACTGGAGCCAAATTCGCCATCAAAGACTGAAAAGCCGGAAGCAACGAAGAAACGATTCCCCCTATCGTTGTACCAAGCGTCGTAAATACCGGAACCAAACTACTTCCTATCGTTGATACCAGACTAACAATCTGAGATCCAAAATTTTGAAATAACAAAAGTAACATTTTAATATGCGGTGCAATCAAACCAATCACCGTAGAAAATACATTTCCGAATCCCCGTATCCCTGATAAGCTTCCTAAAAATCCCTCCGAAAGTCCTGAAAAAAATCCAGATAGTGCATCTGATAGCACCCCTACTATTGTTTTTATTGTTGAAAACATACTTTGAAACGCTGGAAGGAAAGATTTTGCACCTTCAATAAATCCCTGAAATAAAGTTTCTGCCACAGGCCTAATTGCTTGTATAGCACTTTGTATTTTATCTCTCACAAAATCCCATATCGCAGCCACCATATTTCGAAATGTTTCATTTGTATTTATCAAATATACAATCCCTGCTGCCAATGCTGCAATTGCCGTTATGGCAATTGTTACCGGTGCTCCAATCATACCTATAACACCGGCTATTTTCCCGATACTACTTATAAGCGTACCAATGATTACTAAAGCCGGTCCTGCTACCGCTGCAACCGCTGCTATCTTTAATGCAATCTGCTGCACCTGTGGACTTGCATTTGCAAATGCATCTACCATTTCCGTTGCTTTCTGCACAAGCGGTGTCAACGTTGGAAGTAAATGTTGTCCAAGTGCAATATTCAGGTTATCTACTGCCCCTTGGAAAGTTCTCAAACTATTTGCCGTACCATCCGAAGTCCTCGCATAGTCCCCCTGTGCATTTGCCGCCATTTCCATAACATAATTGTAGCGGAGCTGTACTTTTTCTGCCTGAGACATTTCTTTATATACTTTTCCTGTTCTAGAAGCAAATTCTTCAAGATTTGTCTCCGTCATCACAATGCCAAGTTGTTTCAGGCTTTCCGTTTCTCCGGTAAACACCCCGGCAAGGGCGGTCATAGCCTGATCTACACCTATATTCTTAAAAGACGCCAAATCACCAGCTAACCCCGCAAGAGCTGTTGACATGTTTGCGGCTTCCGGTTGCGCCAATCCCATCGAGGTTGCCATATCTCCAAATAAAGCAGTTGCCTCCAACGCCTGATTTTTTGAAAGTCCAAACTGCTTTGTTGCATTTTCCGCCCACGACGTAACTGCTTCTGAAGATTCCCCAAATGCAACATCCACTTTATTGAGATTTTCATCAAAATCAGAGGCAGCGTTCACCATACTTTTCGCAGCCAGCGCAATTGGGGTTGATATTCCTAGAGATAACTTGGCACCAAACCCAGACAGTGAACTCCCTATACTATCTAGTTTAGACGAAATGCTCTTCATTCTTGTTTCAAACCTATCCGCTGCTTTCTGAGCAGTCGAAAATGCTTTTTCAAATCCGCTACTATCACCTGTAATTTTGGCACTCAATGTATAGTCTGCCATTTCACACCTCCTCGTTATAACGGAAAACCATTTGCACGGTAGATTTCATCCACCCATGACAAACCTTCCTTCTGTTCTACCTCTTTGATAACTTTCATATTTTCGCTAATAACTTCTATATCTGCACGCTTCATTTTTACTTTTTTCCATAGTTTCAACGCACGTTTGTTTTTCTTCCGATTCACGTTATAAGTAGCGGTAAACACCGCATTATACACGTGATAAGAATCCGACACTGTTTTGTTCTCCCATGCCTTATAAATGAAAAGCCTTTCACGTGGGGTGAGTTCCTCGTAATCTGATTTGGAATAGCCAAAATTGACCGCAAAAAAAGCGAAGTCTATCTCTTTCTGATAGGGCTCCGCCATGCGATCATATTCTTCGTCCTGTTCTGCCGAGAAATACTCATACTCAATCAGGCGCTTTGGAAGAAAAAAGGGCAGTCTCTCTGTAAGCTTTCAAGCACTTCGCCACAGACTTTCTCGTATCCGCTCGATTCGATTAATTCCTCGCAAATTTCAATTCCTTCTTTCGGTTTTACAAAGATGTCTGCTCCCTCTTCTTTCAGACCATATGCAAAATATGTCTTAAGAGACGCTATTCCAAGATATCCTCTTGTTCTCTGTAGTTCTGCCATTGTCGGCATGTTTGTAGATGCCTCAATCATTTCAATTCTTTTTAAATTATATTTTAATACATATTTCTTTCCATTCACTTCTATCATCTGTTACCTCCTACGCCTTCGCTGTTACTGTTGCTACTCCTGCTTTCAATGCTTTCCCGCTTTTATCACATTCTATAATCATAATCTGATCTCCTGTAGTGGCAGCGAGAGATTCAAGACCATTCCATGCAGTTTCCGTAATGATTTCACCATACCCCGGATATAGCAAAGGAGCTTTTCCTGTCTTGTAAAAATACTTATTTTCCCCTGTTTTTACTGGATTGACATATACATTTGTTTTTCCAGATGCATCCGCTCCTGCAACAGATACCACCGTTAATGGAGCAAGTGCCGAACCACCTTCCGGCATAGTATCTGGTTTTACCGGATTTTTTGCAAGATCTACAAGCGGTCCCATTCCTTCAAGTGACAAGCTGTATGTCATAGCATCATCATACGGTGCTTCTAACGGATAGTCCGTGATTACCGCAAGTCCTCCAAACATCCCTTTTTTCGTTTTTCCATTGATAACTTTTAAACAAATCGGATCACTATTCTCAAACGCTTGTGATAGTAATCCATGTGATTCATCTCCTGGTACATAAAGACCATCATTGTCAATGCTCCACTCTTTCATCCCAGCAATTTTAGATTTCCAGCCTCCTAATGTATCTTTTGATGTGATCTCGATACTATCAGCACTTCTGTTAATAGTAAGCCCCTGCTGCCCGCTGATCGCAAGCAGTTTCGTTCCATCCGCATTGTAAATTGCAAGCAGTATATCTTTTCCAGCTACTGCCTTTGCAGATGAACTTGTAAAATCACAATACGCATTGTCATCATAAGCAAATAATTGTAATCTGTTAAATTTCTTATTTTTCATATTCCGCCTCCTAAATTTTGCATTTAAACCCATAGCACACCATAAACTCATAGGCAAGTACAGCATGCTTTTCATTTGTCTCATCTTTTTTTATTGTTTGAATTCCATTATTTATCTGCATCACAAGCTCATATTCCTCTGGAAGTATAATCTCCTCGGTCAAAGCCTCCTCTAAATTCTGTATGAGTTCATATATCTGAACTGAGGAATCACCCTTCTCTGCAATGGCATGAATCCAAACAGTAAATACATCTCTCCACATTGTTTTTGTATGTGCAGGACGTTTTCCCACTACCTGTGCAAAATAAAACGGACTTGCTGCATTCAGCTCTACGGCGTCATAACACTCAAGTCCTGTTCCACTTTTCACCCTTTTTTGAATTGAAGTAATCAATTCCACCAATCCAAGTTGTTTATATGCCATATTTTTACTCCTTTGTGATTGCATTAAGTAAGTCCTGTTTATAAATCGGCTGTTGAATTTCTACATTTCTTCTCAAAAATCTCTGCCCTTCTACATAACCGCCTTTAACCGTTCTATGTCCATACTCTACATGAGGAGCATAATCCTTTGAATATCCCATTTCAGAATCTTTTCCTGTCCCGATTTTTCCTACGCTTTCTATCAGTTCACCAGTGTCATACGGTGTCCCTCCCTGTGTGGCATTATGATTTTGTGTTGCCCTGTCAACCATATCAACCATCTGCATTTCAACTACTGCATCAAAACGGATTCTGTTCATCTCGGAAAGTTTACGCTCTAATGTTTCTAGTCCATTCATCTTCACGCTTACTAATGACATTACATCACCTCTTGCTGACTTTTACTTTTATCAAAGTCCAACGGGGAGATAAATCAACTACCTTGTCAATTTCCTGAAAAATTTCTCCGTCAATAGATACGTGCGTACACTCCTTCGGAAATTGTTCATATGGCAACCGCAACATAAACTGCTGAATATTTTCCGTCACCTCACGACCTTCTAGTTTTATCTGTTCATCTGTCCGTGGCGTATGTTTGCAATCCACTATCTTTTCAGTGTGCCACACACCGCCCGAAAGATTTCCCAAAGCATCTTTTGTTTGATTGATACACTTTTTCAATTCGCACTTTTTCCATCTCAAAGAAACTTCACCGTCCTTTTATTTCCCCCACCGGAATTTGCCCTTGCTACTTTCCATTCGCTGATTTCCTGCGTATATTCGGATAAAATATCTTCTACAAATGTTGTGGACATATTAACCACATTTTCCGAAGAAATGCCTTCGTAATAAGTCCTTCTGAACATTTTAACAGTTGCATCTACGCAAATGGATTGAAATGCGTCCGGGAGTTTTTCCTCTCCCAAACGCAAAAGCAATCTATCCTGTATAGTGCTGATATATTCTTTCAGTGCATCATCACTGATTTCACTATCTGGAATCCGCAACCTTACTCTCTGCAGTAATTTATTATCTTCCATACGCCTATTTTCCTTTTGTGCCGGACGCCTCTGCTGCCGTAATTGTTCCGATTACTACTCCTCCAAGATTTTCAGCAAACAAACCTACACCTGATGCCGCCACAGTTTCTGATGTAAGATTTTCATAAACCGGTCCTGTATGAATACCGATTAAACCTGTTGTATCTGACGTAAGGTTAAATGCCTGTGCCAAATCTGAACCTGTCACATTTACAAAGTACAACACGATATTCTCTGACGCCGTTGCATAAATCTTTCCTTTTGGAACATCTGATGCAAGGATAACTGTACCGATACCGAGGAAGTTCTCAATATAAGACATTCCAAAAGCAGTCTGCGTAACAATCTGTGCTCCTCCTAAATAATCTGCCACGTCTAACGGATTCATCAGATACACTGCCTCAACCGAAGTATCCTCCCAAATCACCTGAAGTTGTCCCCATACCTGTGCTAGTGCTGCCTGTAAACCTACACCTGTGGCTTTTCCCGAACCAGTAGCAAGAAACGCTGCGAAGTCTTTACGAATACCTTTCTGAATATCCTTAAGCATCTTATCATTTGTATCGTTTACCGCCTGTCCATATCCTTTGCTGGAAATAGCCTCCGCAGTTGTCTGCTTTCTCCATTTCTTCAAGTTAGCCTCTCCAACCGGTGCGTATGTTGTCTTATACTCTGAAAGCGGAATTACTTCACCTTCAGCGACTGTACCATTCGCCAAAGTTCCTGTAACTTTATATACCTTCAGTACTTCTCCTGCCTTTTTCTCAACCTTTCTTGTGATACCGAGCATTTTCATCAAGGTCTGAATGCCTGTCGTAAATCGCTCCGTAAAATCTACGTCTCTCACTTTTGCAAGGTCTGCTGAAATAATCATCTTCTCATCAACTGCAAATAACTGTAATCCAAATTTTCTGTTCTTGTTCATAAATTACCTCCTAAAAATCATATAACTCTCTATTTTCTAACATTTTTTGCTGTCTTAATTCCGGGTCTTTGATTGCCGAAATTTCTTCTTTTGTCATTGTTGCCTTACCACTGCTTCTGCTAGGCGTTTTGCCTTTAAGACGTTCCTTAACCGCCTCTTCTACTGTATCATTGAATGCAGTTACAAAACCGTCTACTGCCTGTTTTGTTTTATCTGCGTCAGGCGTGACTAAAACCGCCAAAAGTTCATCTGAGACCACAATGTGATTGTCTGCCAGCATTTTTCTTGCAGTATTTGTCATTCCTGCAATAGCATCTTTTCTCTCGTATTCGTCTAACTTCTTCTGAAGTTCGTTTCTCTCATACTCGGCTCTCTCCTGTGCATTCATCTCGGCAAGTTTCGCAGCCTCGTCAACTTTCTTCTGGTGTTTTTTCTCCCACTCAGCAAATTTCTTGTCGATTATTTTATCAACATCTGCATCTGTGTATTTCACCTCATTCTTCTCAGGCTCGCCACCTCCTGTGTGGGAATCTTCCACATTATCCGGCTTACCCCCTTCTGTATCCTCTGCAAATAACTGCAGTTTCCAAAAATCTTTTACTTTCATTGTATACCTCCATATTTTAAAACTTACGCTCTATTCCCCGTAGTTTATAGTCTCCACGCCTGACTTTCCGTAAGGTTTAGTGACACTCACGCCTGGTCATAAAATTTTTACATATTCGGGGAATTCCTCTGAAATCATGGAAATCCCGATAAAAAAAGAGTCTATCAAAACTCGCGATTTTTCTGATAAACTCCTATAAACAATTTTAGATGCTCCCGGTCTTAGACAATATTCAATTTTATCATTAGTTAAACTCAGTATGGATTTAACCAATGACTGAAAAAGGGCAGTCACTCCTGCACACACAATGTCACTTCCACTTGCTGCATATCCCGCATGACCGTCTACTGTAATTTCTGTACTTGTTACTTTTACTGCAATCAATCGGCACCACCTCCCTAAAAATAAGTATAAAAATACCACAGATCTTTTCGACCTGTGGCATCTGCACTTATATATTTTTCAACCAATCTGCTACTTCCTCAACGTCAATCGCTCCTGTGTGGTTCATATACACCATCTCATCAGACAATAAAACTACCGCTGGCAATTTGTCTATCTGATATTTGTCTGCCACAAATGATTCGTCCTGCACGTTTACACGCTGTATTTTATCAATCCCGACTTTTTCCTCTAAAGGTTCAATAAACTGCTTTTCATAAAATCTACAGGGCGGACACCACGGAGCATGAAAAAATAATAGTTTTTTCATAACTTTTCTCGTCATCTTCCTTACTTAAATACTATCTCACACAATCAGAATTTTTGTCTTTTTTCCCATTCCATATATTCTCTAGCTTCACTTAATGTCATTATCATCACTCCCAGTATAATCCAGTGGTACTATTACCATAATATTCCTCTGCTTCCTTTTGGTAAAACCGCTCCTATCTTTCTAATTCAAACTACTGTTTCAACTCTAATCTGTAATATTTTTAATGTTATTTTGAGCAATATGCTTTTTATATGTCACTCCATTGTTACATATGGTTCCTTTGGTTTTAGGAGTATGCAATATTTCCTCAGGTATTCCTTTCGGATACGCATCACATACCATATTTTTTTTACAATTATCGCAATCCAAACAGTACGGTATTCTAATCATTTCTTTTTCCACCTTTCTATGTAAATTTCAACCAACCTTCTTGCTTTATCCGGCACTTCTTCACCGTTTCTTATTTTTACAAAAGCCTCTGCTATCGTTTCAAATCCATCCTTTGCATCATCAGAATATCCTGAAACTCCTGGAACATATTCCTTTTCAACAGTATTTAAAAAAGTCTCAAATTCCTCTGCGTCTTCAATATGTTGTCCTGTCATTACGTGTGCCATTTCGTGAATAATATGGTCTGTTATACTTTTTCCTGAAAAATAACCATATGCATAGGCTCTGGCAACTATTTCATCAAACCCTGTAAAATCAAATCCACTATTTAAAACAAATATTGATTCATGTTTTCCATTATTATTCGCATATCTACATAGATAAGGAATATCCAAACGCGAAGTTCCCAAATCTTCTACCAACACCCATTTTAAATTCAACTCATATTCATTTTCTATTATATTAATACCCTTTTGCATATTTTCAATCATATTAGGAGTAATACCAGTAGCCCGTCTAAGTTGTTCTGGAATTATTATTTTCTTTATCATACCATAGTCAACATTTTTTACAACCTTTAATCTATCAGATATTTTCTTTCCTTCACCATTTCCATGACGTTTCTCATAATCTTCAACAAACTTCTCCCTATCCGTAACACTTGGTGTTGCGGTACAATGGCACCACGGGTGCATAGGTGGAAAGTTTATTCCCGGCTTTCTTTCACCCCATTTGAAACGTTTCTCATGCAAATCATCACAAATATCCGACCAACCGGAACGCCTTGCTTTATAGTGCTGAATACGGAACACATATTCCTCTGTGTCCTGCTCAAATGCCACTGCTCTTGCTTCATTTGATATAAATGTACCTTCTGTGTAAATCAGCCGATATGCGTCATTTCTGGACACTTTCTCAAATCTCTGTCTTAACTTCGAAACAAGTTTGCTATAACTGTCACCACGGGCAAATCCCGCAGCAATATCCCTTCCCAAATATCGTGCCAGTTTCTGAATATTTCCCCATATTCGTTCACTGAAATCTTTTCCGTCATACCACTTTGCATTTACAATTTTTCGTATGATTTCCGAATTTTCCGAGTAAAAGTTCTTGCCGTACCCCATTGTTTCTGCTACCTGATTAGCATTGCGTACAGCCTGTCTTACAAGATGCTCCCTGACCGTCTTAATATCGACTGCACCGATTTCCAACTGCTGCATAAGTATTGACATCTGTAATCCTTCAAGACGGTTTAGTTTATATATACTTTCCCGTATAGGAAGCATATCCGCATACTCAGGATACAGTTGAGCAAAGTCCTGCATTCTTTTGATAAGTCGTTCCCTATCCGCATCGTCCAAGTTCTGCATCAACTTTCTGTACTCGATAACCTTGTCCTCACCATATATGGAATAATATGCTGCTATTTCTTTTTCTAACTTTCTGTATTCTGCACTATAAAAGGACGAGAGTTTTTTCTTTAATTTCTTCTCGTCCTTTTCCAATTCCTGATTCAGTTGTTTCTGTCTCTTTTCCCAGTAGTTCATCTACATTTCCCCATTCAAAATCGAACGTGCCTCTTCTCTGCTAATTCCTATTGCAGTTGAAATAAGTCTAATCGCCTGTCCTTCTGTCAAACTTCCTGCACTGTATTGCGACATAATAGCAATTAAACTTTGTGTCTGTGCTACGTTCAGTGCTTTCCCTTGTATTTCAGTCACCCCCTCTGTAATAGAAACTATATCCTCACTCTCTTCATCATCTCTGCCTGTCGGATAGTCTGTGTTATACCCTAGCAAATCCTGCTCGGCATCTATCTTTTCTATTTCCCCTTTCACATCTTCTACTGTTGAAAGTACCTTCAGTTGGGTTTCTTTACTTGTAATGCCTGCAAGATTTCCCACTATCTGTGATTCTTCCAACAAGTTGGCCGGAAAATTCGGTGTGAAAACATATTTTAATTTTACCCATGAATCCTTTGGAACTTTTGACCTAGGGTGGCTAAACAATACCTTGTACCGACGATTCATGCCTGACGTGAACTTTCTCTCCTTTGTCTTTTCCAAGTTACTCATAGCCTGCAGTTTATACTTCAATGAAATTCCTGAACTTGCACCAAAATTTTCATCAGAAATATTTGCCACCATTGATAATTGAAAAATCAATCTCTCTAATCTGTTAAGAAGATTTTCCTGTGTACCGTCACCGCTCGGCTTGTCCATAAATTCTACGATAATCTTATCCATTTCATCTCCCGGAAAGTTTACAACACGTTTATCGCGGATAAATTCAAGGTCGTCATCTTTTAATTCAGCACCAAGCACCTTCATATATGCATCTGCAAAATAATCTACATCATTCGCTTTTTCACTGATTGCATTATTATAGGCATTAATCATCGTCAATACTGGTTCAAATATACTCTGCCGTTCTGCATTCTCCACAAACTCTGTCGCAGGCACTCCCTCAAAATAATGCGATTCCCACTCACTTGTCCAAATATACCCTCCTGAAACTTGAAAATACCTAACCTCTGTCCCGTTAGATATACTTCCTCTCTCTGTTTTATTGTAATCTGTATAGTACCTTACAAAAAACTGTGGTCTTTCAATAATAGATTCATCAAATATCATAAATGCTTCTGTCGGATCAAGATAAGTGGTACACAGTTCTGCCTCTTCATCTGCATAATACATCTCGTACCCTTTTCCATAAATATCACATATCTTGGACAACTCTGCGTTGTTGTCATCTTGGTCATTGTATTGATTAAGAAATTCCACATACTCTAACAAAGATTTATCTTCTGACGTAATTCTAATCGGATTTCCCAAAAAGAACCCGTTCATTGTATCAACTATATATTTTGCAAAATTTGCTACAATACGATTATCTGGTTTATAATCCGGTTTCTTTTTTCTATGCAAAATTTCATAATCACTTGTATAAGCGTCCTGTAATGGCTTGTATCTTTTGCTGACCATTTTCTTATGCCTGTCTACAAATTCAGCCAGTAATTCCAATGTAATCTCTGTACCTGCTGGTAATATAAACATCAAATCCCTCCTGTTATCTTTCTGTTCAATCCTGAACCCTTTTTCTCTAATTTTCTTATCAGACTTGCTGCCGAGTCAGGACTATCATCATGTTCCGCAAACTCTGAATAGTCCAGTATCTCGTTAATATACTCCGGGTCTGTTTCTTCAAACCACACTATGTTCTTCCAGTGTTTACGCAGATACGTTGATATTTTCACAAATTTGTTCATGCTCTCATGATACCCATGCACCGGAAGGAACATTGTTTTCAACTCCTTCTTCAAATAGCCTTTATCTGCATTATCCTCGCATTCTATTGTTCCAAGCCTGAACCTTTCGTGATAAGCATCAATCTCCGTCAAACAGTCCTCTACGTGCCTTTCCCACCGTTTTCCAAATGCTGCTATACGTCCGTCCTGTAACTTGTGCATTGCCGTAAATGCTGTTGCGTCCTCTCCGCCATACGCAGCATCTATATGCGCAATTCCGTTATATAACAAACTTTCATCCTCCATAAATTGAGGAGACGTAAACATAGCGTTTTTATCAGCTATATGTTTTAACTCATAATTTGCAGCAAACAAACTGTCTGACATTGAACATCTGATTTCTTCCAACTTTCCTCTGTCTATCAATCCTGTCGAATAACAATCATACCGTTTTACATTCGGCATGATGGAAATCGCATCTTCTTTGTGCCACGGTGTTCCGGTATTAATAAAACGTCCATGTCTATTACAGATGTTTTGTAGTTCCATGTACTGCACCTTTGTTCTCTCGCGTTCTGCTCTGCTGATTCTGTCTTTTAGATTAACAATATCATCTGTAACGACTATATCCGCATGTTTACCTGTAATGGATGTTCCAATACCAAGTCCAAGTATCTGACTGACTCCTTTTGTGAATGTGCAGAGGTTTGTATGGATTTCTGCATTGTTCGATTTCAAAAAATGAATATAACAGCCATACAAAGCATATGTGATCGACTGCATAACATCTGATGACAATATTTTTTGCGCCTGAACCATCACTTCTACGACATCCGTATCAGTTTTTCTGAAAAACATAACATTTTCATTTGGTCGTTCCACCGTATGTAATGCAAGAAACAACGATAAATCCGTCGTCTTATAACTGCCCCTGTGAGCAAGCAGCGTCTGGTCTTTCTTTTCATACAAAAATGACCGAAGCCACTCATTGTGTAGCCTGGTCAAATCCTTAAACCCTAACCAATGTCCTATCTTATAAGGCGTTTCCGTCAGTAGTGTTATCGCCTGTTGCTTTGTAATTCCCAAAATATTCTTCCATTTCTCTCACAGTGTCTGATGCAGGTGTCACCTTCATGTCCAATTTATCATTCCACATACCTAAATGACGTCCTAACATTTCCAACGCCTTTTCTTTATCATTCAATTTGATTTCAATTCCATTAGCTCCCTCTTTGATTCCTGCGATTGCTCCTATCTGCTCTTCTGACAGTTCTGTAGTTGGCTTCACCATAACCACGCTATTTGTACCATCAACTTTAATTTCTACATAATCTGTTGCCCTTGCAAAAGCAATCGAAGCCAACTCTTGAAGCACCATATCCTGTGTGATTTCCGTTCGCTTTTGGCGTTCGTTCATTCGATCTGAAATATACCCTGCAACGTTAGCATTTGTTAGCATTCTGCTTCCATTTGCCCTCGCTGTTTCATCTTTCTTCACGGATGGATATGCCGCGCGGTAAGCCCGTGTAGCATTCAAATCAATCAAGTATTCATCTGCAAATATTTTCTGTTTTTCTGTCATATGGCTCACCACCTTCCAATCTATCAATTTTCTATCTCTGGATACAACAGGAATCGAACCTGTGACATATTCCCTACGAGTGAAGTGCTCTACCACTGAGCTATGTATCCATATTTGGGTATTAGAAAAGACGCCCTAATGGACGCCTCTTCTTTTACTTTATTCTTTTCTTTCTTTTCCTGAATCTTGCTGGCCTTTATAGCCTCTTCTAGTACTTTTTATAAATGTTGTTATAATTGCACCAATTCCAGTAACACCTAAAGCAGCACCTGAAATAGCACCTGCATTTTCGGGAACTGCAATTACCATAACCACAGCCGCAACTATGCAACCAAATCCTAGAAAAAATGCAAACAATACCCCCAAAAGGCTATCTCTTGATTCTGTTTTAATCATTTTTTCTCCATCTTTTGTCGATGTGCAGATTGCTTTTCTGCCATTGACAAAATTCTATCAGCGGCACCTGGCAGAATTTTTTCATACCCCGAAAGTATACTCGGGGGTGGCATTGGCCCACTGAATTCGCTTCTTATCGCCTCAACCACTACCTGTTTTACTTGCTCCGCTTGCTTTTCGTTTTCAATTTCAATGTCTGAAACTGGTTCTTTTGAAATTTCTTGTTTCTTTTCGGATTGATTTTCCGACATTATCCCAATCGCCCCTTAATGCCATATAATCTTTCATTTTATCATCATAGATATTTGGCCATTCTTTTGTACTATCTAAGCTCAATGCTCTTGCAAATCCGTCCAGAAAGCTCTTGCTTATTGTGGTTTTCATTTTTTTCACTCCTTTACAAGCAACTGTTCCTAACGAAATTTTGAAATGATAGCTTTTGTTTCCTCTAACATTTCAAATATATTATATCTTATAAACAGAAAATATACAAGAAACATCTGTTCTTTTTATCAAATATTACAAAAAAAGACACCTCACAATTTGCAAGGCGCCCTTTTCGATATATAAGTGTGTTTTGGGAAGAAAAGCCTAAAGTTAATTATAACTTTTCTAGAATAATTATAACATATCTAAAATGTTAATTGTGTTAATCTTTCAAGTATTCACTTGTTATTTGCGAAATTCTTCCTCTGCTATATCCGATGATGTCTGCAACCTCTCTCTGCTTCTTCACATCCACGTACAGCAATTCAAAAATCTCTTTAATCTCCACATCCCCTATCCCGTCAAGAAACTCTTCTACCTCTTGAATCTCTGCCAACACCTGCAAGCGTTCCTCTTCTTTTTTCCTGATTTGCTTGTTTATTCGCTCCTGCTCATCCGGATCAGGTATCATCACAGATGTCCTAACTTCCGTATAGGGAAAATCTTTACTTGACCCACGAACCTTTCCCATCACTTCTCCTGCCGGCTCAGTCTCACAAAGTTCTTCTATCCTCGCATCAATTCTTTTAAGTCTTGCTTTGTTCGGTATGTACTTTTTTAGTTTTAACTTGTCCACCGGCACCACCTCCCTTATGTATTTTCCTGATGTAGTCCATTACCTCAATGCTCTGATATGCATTGTGCTGCATCTGACGTTTTGCACTTTCTGACGGTCCTCGCTTTATAATATCATCAAAGGTATTTTCTTCGTCCAGCTTTGCTTGCTTCCGTGTTCTTCCATAGCTCAATTTATCACCTCTTTCTGTCGGAGCACTTAAGACCGTGCTCCGCTGTCCTCTAAGTATCGTCATCTTCAAACCACCGTTCGATTTCTAGCTGCAATCTCTCATTTTCATTGACCGGAAGTCCTAACGGTTTCCAGTATTTTATGATTCCAGCCGTCGCAAAGCTTGGTTCCCATTCTTCTTCGCACCCAATGCTTTCTAATCTCCATCGTTCCGAAACATCTAAGAAATAATCGCTTTCTTTATGCAACCAGTCCGCTTTTCTGTATTGATATATTCCCGGAGATTGATTGCTATATCTATGAATAATTACGCATAATTGCTTATCTAACGGCAAAGTATTGCAATTCATCGAAAACCATCCATCATCCGGGATATTAAAATTCACAATGCTCATCTCACACCTCCTACTCCTCTTTCACAAATCTTTAAAACTTCGTTCACAAAATCTATGATTTTCAAACACAATATCATCATAAATCCTGTGTATAGTAATAATCAAACAAAGACATTTAGTTTTTTATATAGATTTTCTTTTTCATAATTAGCCGGTCATTGTACCGGCTTCTCCTCTGTTTGTAGTTTCTTAGGCTTGTACGGTTCCGGAAGTGGACGCCATGCTATACATCTTGCTTTTGTACCACTTACATCGCCACTCCAGTGCCCATCATATTGCCATCCAATACCATGCGTTTGAAACATTCTGTTGTATTCTCCATACCGGAAATATTCGTACCATACTAATACTTTCTCTCCACCTTCCGGCAATCCGTCCTCTACTAGAATCCACCCGTCATTCGTATCTGTCGCATCATCCATGTGGGAATGGATCATGCCTCTGCACCATACCAGCTCTTCATACCGACCTTGTACTCTTCCGTCTTCATAACACTCCTCACCATCCAGAAAATCATCATCTTCATTTACTGGAATGTTTTCAACAATGTTCACACGTTCTTCTATCTCTTCCAAAATCTTCTCTAATACATTCATTCCCCCCACCTCTTCATATGTTTTCTCAAATATATCTGGTTTGCATGGACAAACCTCTCCCTTTATACCCTTTATAATGTAATCATTTCTGCTCGCTATCATATCTCCTTCAAGGGTATGTATGATAAGTTCTTCATTTGGTATCCCTTTTCCAACTTCCCAAGCAGTATCATTTGCATTGTAAGAACATTTATTTCCACAAAATTGTATTATCTCCGTTGTATTCTCTTTCCATTGAATCGCTTCAATAACTACTGGTTTCTTTCTGTATTTCATCACTCTACCTCCAACAGCTCTTGGTTATCAAAAATGTTTCCTTTAACATATATTTCCTCTTCTTGTATGATCGACCATAAATCCCATTTTCTTCCTTTAAATATTGGCTCATCTGTTTTGACACATTCACAAGAAAAATTGCTGTATTTTTTGCTCCAATATACTCTGTAACAATTTACATCGTCTTCAATAATATCATTCTCCCAAATCCGTTTACCGTTCTTGTCGGTCAGTCCGGTGTACTGGCAGAGAGTGGTTGGGTCGATTTCATAACACTCTGTCGAACAAAACGTATTAGCCCCTTTTGGAATAAACGCTTTCGTTTTGCTTTGAAGAATAAAACCTGAGTTATCTTCTGTCGATATCAGACTACCCTTTACCCATTCGCCGTTATCCAACCTCTTTGCTTTAAAAAGTATTTCTCGCATCTCTAAGCCTCCCACTTTAACCGCTGTCCGCAGTAGTCGCAAAACATCATAAAGCTATTTACACCACAGCCACAGTTAGAACATTCGCCAACTACTTTATAAATATTTCCATGAAAATTTTTCAATCCCTTAGTCTTAATCGGTTTCTTCGCCGTATCACGTTCTTTCAGCTCCTGCACCTGCTTTAGCAGCTTTGCAGTCTGCGTCTTATCAAAATCATTAATCCGATTGTATTCATTCAAGATATCGCAGATAAACTTCCCAATTTTACATTCTGAACATATAATTTCTAAAGACTTTCCATCTGCCATGTGCGGATATCGGCACAGATTGTCACAGATATGCTCTGCAAATTCCGTTGTTATCTTGTCCATCTTTGTTTCGTATTTGTTCATTTTCCTGATTCCTCCTTAATCCGTTTTATCCTTGCTTTCAAACTCTGCATCACGTAATTCTGCACATCATCTTTTCGTTCCAACGCCTGTACTACATCTTCGTCTCTTGTGCCATCACATACCAACTGATGAATGATTACCTTCTCCGTCTGCCCCTGCCTGTGCAGTCTTTTATTTGCCTGGGTATACAGTTCGTAATTCCAAGTGAGACCGAACCAGATTACATGGTTTCCTCCGTGCTGCAGGTTCAACCCATAGGCACTGCTTGCCGGGTGCGTCAGAAGAATATCAATTTCACGATTATTCCAGTCATCCTCATCCTGTGTGGTCTTTAACTCTCTTACGCGTAACCCTGTCTTTGCGAGTGCCTTTAAGACCCGTTCCTTATCATGCTGGAAATTATAAAACACTAATGCCGGTTTTCCCTGAAGAGATTCCACCAGTTCCATGAATGCCTCAATCTTGCAGTTATGAATTTCATGCACGTTTCGATCCTCGTCATAAATCGCACCGTTCCCAAGCTGCAGAAGTTTATTGCTCAACGCCGCTGCACTTGTCACACTGATTTCTTCTTCATCCTCCGGAAGTGCCAGCACCATTTTTCTCTCCAGTTCCTGATATGCCTTTCTTGCTTTTGTATCCAGGGTAACGGTTACTGGATGGTATGTCACATCCGGAAGCTGCAGATAATCCTCTGCCTTCATGCTGATGCAGATGTCGGAAATGATTTTCAGAATGCTTTCCTCGCTCCCCTGCTTTGCCTTGTAGTTATATACCACATTGTTCCCGCGTTCTCCCGGATCAAAATACCGTTCCCTGAACTGCGTATATCTTTTTCCGAGTCGTTCACCTCCGTCTAACAGATAGATCTGTGCCCACAGGTCGTCAAGTCCGTTCGGGGATGGGGTTCCCGTAAGCTCTACAAGACGGTTGATCCTTGTTCCCACACCTGCAAGTGCTTTGAACCGTTTTGCTTTATGGCTCTTAAAGCTGCTGGATTCATCGATCACCACCATGTCAAACGGCCAGCTGTTCCGGTAATAATCCACTAACCACACTACGTTCTCCCTGTTGGTGATGTAGATGTCCGCCGGTGTGTTCAGTGCACGGATGCGTTTTGTCTGACTTCCAAGTACCTGAGATACCCTCAGCATCTTCGTGTGCTCCCATTTATCTTTTTCCTTGGTCCATGTTCCTTCGGCCACTTTCTTCGGTGCGATCACAAGCACTTTCCGTACTTCAAACCGGTTATATTTCAATTCCTTCACGGCCGTTAATGTTGTGATCGTTTTTCCCAGTCCCATATCGAGAAATAACCCGATTTTTTTTATCTTGATGATCTTTTCAATACAGTGTTTCTGATAGCCGTGTGGTTTAAACTCCATCTGTTTTCACCCCTTTGTATTTTCCGGAAAGTAGAATGCTCACTTGCGGATATCCGTATTTCCCGAAAAATTTGATCAATCCGGCTATCCCCTTTACTACTTCCACCGTTTGGCCAAGTTCTCTCAGCCTTTTCACCTGTACAGTCTGCAGGTTCGTAAGCACGCCTGTGTCCGTTTTCAATTCCACAAACACCGGGGGTTTTTTCGGGAATATTACAATCCGGTCCGGTACACCGCTGTTACCGGGACTGACAAACTTATATGCCTTACCTCCCAACTTCTTCACTTCTGTCACCAATATTTTCTCAATCTCTTTCTCTAACATTTTCACACCTCCTGCAACATCTACAACCTCGCACGCGTATGTGTACTCTCTATTAGGCGCGTTAGGTAATACATATAGCGTACGTGTACTCTTTATTTTTATATTTTTATTTTTTATAAAAAGTTTGTTGACATTGTTGACATATATTTATAAATGTTGTATTTCTGCGGTTTTTCGTGTCAACAGCTTTGCAACAATCCTGTTAACACGTGAACAAACTCATGATTTTTCTAATTTTTTGCATTTTTTATCCCTCTGTTGACGATTTCAGGCTTTGTATACAGGTGTCATTCTATATTGTTGACACCCTTTCAAACCCTCTTTGAGTTCCGTAAAAGCCATATCTCTGCGAAGACCGGTTCCTTTTCCATCCTGGTATTCCAGATAAAATATTATTGATCTCCATACTGTCTCTTTTTCCCATGTACTTGATATCACTTCCAAAACATTCCTGCCAAATCTCTGCAGCACATACCTTTTCCCGGTCTACCAGAACCTGTTTTTCTGCTGTCTGCATCCCTCCCTGGAGGTACTGCCGCCTCTGCAATAGGTTCATACTATTCCAGTCTGCTGGGATTTTTCTATCCAAAAATTCCCTTATTACACCTTCTTTTGCAAAAGACTCCCTGTGTTTTTCCTGCTGTTCTTCTGCCAGTTTTTCAATCTCTTTCGGTAAAAATAATTCTTCCCCCATTGCCCAATACACGTAGACTTCTGCCCATATCTGATCCACTTCCAAAGGGAGATGCTGCCATACCGATTTCTTTGCTTTATGTTCTCCTACATCCACCGGCCAGAACCTTCTGTTCCCCGTGGAATCCTTTAAAAACTCGCTGTCGTTGCTTGTACCGAAGAATACGCACCGTCTTGGGTATTTATTCGTTGTACGTCCATAAGCCGCCCTATAGATATCATGCGTCTTGCTCAGAAACTGTTTGACCGCACTGGTCTCCTGCTTCGTCATCGCCGTCAGTTCCCCGACTTCATTGATCCAAGTTCCCTGTATCAGCTCCGCGGACTCTTTTCCTTCGAAACTTGTGAGGGAATCAGAAAACCACTCTCTTCCAAGAATTGCAAGAAATGTACTCTTTCCAATCCCCTGCGGTCCTGCAAAGATCGGCATGTAATCATATTTCACACCGCCTAAGATTCCCCTTGCCACTGCAGCACACAATGATTTCCGTATTACTGCGCGCGTATAGAGGTTATTGTCAGCCCCAAGATAATCTGAAAGAAGCGTATCCACCCGCTTCACACCGTCCCATTTGAGACTTGTCAGGTATTCCTTCACCTCATTGACTTTGTTCTGGCTGCTGACGATCAGAAGACCATTGTCCAGCTTTTCCTTGCCTGTAATCCCGTAAAATGTCTCCATATAGCGATAATATCCGGCATAGTCCACATCTTCCCATCTCCGCTTTCCTTCTCTCTGATTCCACGGAAGGCTCCCGCGCACCATGCCGCAGCTTGCAAACTCATCTGTCACAATCTTTCCTTTCAAAAAAGGGTCATTCTCCAGGATCATGGTCACGTTATTGATTGTTTTTTCAATCCTATTATTTCCGTCTCTTGTAAGTCTTAAGACCCAGTCCACATTTTCATCCTCAGCCGGATTCATGCCGGAGACTTCTTTTGCCTGTTCAAACTTCTCTTTTACCACAAGTCCTGACACTGTCTTGTCTTCCCTTGCAAGCTTTGACATTGCTTGGAAAGATGGAAGCTTATTCACCGGAGTTGCCTCTTTTGATTCCTTATCCCTGTCAGAAAACATATGCAGCCTGATCAAGTCAAACGCATTCACAAGCTGTCCGGAGCATGGATCCGTTGCATGGTGGGAATATAAGAATAGATCGTCATCGTACAGGATCGCCCCGCCTGTTGTGGATCCACCAGTGTATGTATATCTCCCCGGAATATCCGTTGCCTCATACATGCCAGGGATAAATTTCTCCATTGCCTGCGTGACCGTATAAGTGCGGCAGAACGCCCCAATGATTCCTTTTTTCTCTAGCGGGTTCTCCTGCCTTGCAAGTCTTCTGCGCTCGATCGCATCACTTCCCGGTACCCGCGGCCACTCGCTCACGCACTTCCAGTCCTGATACATCCCGAGCAATCCGTCCAGACTGCAGAACGGATGATCATAACTTTTACAGATATATTCCCCATCACTACAGCAGCTTGGCCAGTACATTAACCGGCTTGCGTCAAATGTCGTTGGGTCACAGAACTCGATCCCAATCAGTGCAGCTGCTTTTCTTGCTGCCGGCTCATATTCATCGGAGGTTGCTGTCCTGTCTAACGGAATCAGCACCCTCAGTCTTGGTGCATATCCTGTATGTTTTCTTGTACTGTAGACTGCAGCTGCACATCCAAGCCCTGATACCCTTTTCAATATTTCATCCGTCTGTCCTGCTGGAATATTATCCATGTCAAGTGTTAAGATATCTCTTCCCTGTACATAAGAACTCTTTCTCCTGTCATTGATAAAGGTGCCGCCTACGAATCCTCCTACGTCCTTCAATTCCGCCTGCTGGCTTTTCCCCAGCGCCAGATATTCCTCCATTGTTTCAGAACTTCTTACCGGATTTTTCAGACGGTCCACAAAATCAGACCACATGATTTCATTCTTCGGCCAGTACGTTGCCTTTCTGGTTCCGGCCGTGCTGATCCATAATTTTCTATTGTAATCCATCTGTTTCCTCCTAGTCTTTCATATAATAACTGCTTTCAAATCCGGCTCCCTTTAAGAGCAACCCCGGTGCCCAGCTGATTGGTTCCGCCATCAAGTCACAGATTTGTTCCGCCGTTACTTCCATCGGCGCATCAATGATAACCTCGTCATGTACGTGGAATACGACCTGCAAGCCTAATTGCTCAATCCTTCTGAGGGTTTCAGCTAAACAGTCCCTTGCGATTGCCTGCACGATATTTTCCGTCATTTTTCCTCCATAAGTAGATGCCACTTCCCATTTTTTTGTCTGCTGTCCGACTGTATAATAATGGATTGCCATCTTTCCGAACTGATTTTCCTTTAAGAACGGTTTCGGATAAAAAAGTTTTCGCCCACTTGGCAATTGTACTGTCAGGAAGCTCTGTCCATACATCAGCTCTCCCTCATACCGGAAAATCAAACCGTTGATGCCCTGTGGCTGAGCCGTCTGCATCGTTGTAAGCGCTGCCTGTTCCACCGCATACCACAAATCTCGGATTCTCGGATTCGCATTTCTCCATCTCTGTACAATATCCGGAAGTTCCTCTTCTGCCAGTCCCATGTTCAATGCTCCCATCGCGATCAGCGCAGCTGTTCCTCCCTGGTATCCAAGCGCAAGTGTCGCAACCTTTCCTTTCTGCCTAAGACTGTACTCCGGGTTTCCTTTTACAATCTTTTCAATCGGCACATGGAACATCTGAGATGCCGTTGCTTCATAAATCTTTCCGTGGGTGGCAAATACTTCGTTTACCCACTGTTCTCCCGCAAGCCATGCGATTACACGCGCCTCAATGGCAGAAAAATCAGCAACTACAAACTTATGTCCCTCCGATGGGATAAAGGCTGTTCTGATCAGCTGAGAAAGCGTGTCCGGAACATTTCCATACAAGAACCTTATTCCATCATAATTCTTTGTCTTAACGAGTTCTCTTGCATAGTCTAACGTCTTTAAATAATTTCTTGGAAGATTCTGTAACTGCACAAGACGTCCTGCCCATCTTCCAGTGCGATTCGCCCCATAATATTGTGTCAGACCACGCACACGATCATCTGTACCCTTGGCTGTTTCCATCGCCACATATTTCTTAATGGATGTTTTCCCAAGCTGCTGCCTTATTTCGAGAACACGCCTTATTTCCTTTGAAAGGTCGTTTCTTTCCAAAAGCATGGATACGTCTTCTTTTCGTAGTCCCGGAAGTTCCACATCTGCCTCTAGGCTGTCTGATAGTTCTTTTTCCACCCATACTTTCAACTGTGCTGTACTGTTTGGATTCTGCAGTCCTGTAATATTGATCGCCTCTTCTGTCAGCTCCGCACTGCTCACTCCGTCTATCGTCAGGGCTCCTTCAATCAGTTTCGAATCCACGCGCACACCAAAGGCGTTCATCCGGATATCCTGCTGCCATAACTCCTGTTCTTCTTCCGGAACCGGAAAATAATTCAGGCGTTTTAATATTGCACGCTCTGTTACCACGTCCTGTTTGCAGTATTCCTTGAACAATTCCCATTTCTCCGGTGCATGTCTCGGGAGATTCCATGTCCGATTTCCATTGCTCTTTGTCGGTTTACATGGAACGCAGAAGTACCGGATCAATGCTTTTCCGGTTGTCAGTTTCTGCTTGTCCTGCGGAAGTCCGATTGCCTTTCCGGTCGCATCCAGTCCGGCTGTGTAACCACAATACAGTCCATGTATCATAGTACATCTCCACTGTTCTAATGGTGTCTCGTAACCGGCACGATTCAGGCAATACCATTCAAACGCTGCATTGTATGCATGTTTTACAACAGCCACATCTTTCAGCATCAGCTGTACATTTTCCGGGATCTGCTCTCCCTGTGCCAAATCCACAAGCTCAACTTCTCCATCATCCATCTGATAAGCAAACAATAACACTTCAAAATCTTCTGACTGTGCATATCTGTACAATCCGGCTTTTCCGATATCCACGCTGCTCTTTGTTTCAATGTCTATACTCAAATGCCTTAACATCTGCGTCCCTCCTGTTACGAAAAGGGGCATACGCCCCTAAATATCCTACATTGGTAATCCGGTAATCGGATTTATTGTAGGTTGTGTCTGCTGATATTGCTGCGTTTCTTGCGCTGCAGTCTGCTGAGGTGCAGGTGCTCCAAAAGCTTGTGAAGCTGTCGGTGCACTTCCTCCTAATGCTTCTCCATCTGCAAGCTTCTGCACCGGACCTAGTCCGCATCCGATTCCTTTCTTGCCTCCGAATGCATATGGGAAGAAATTCACATTCACTCTTGCATAGATACCACTGTAAATCTCTGACTGATTGATAATCGGATTCAGATTCGCGTCTACAACTTCCGGTGGATAATCAGCTTTTGCACCTGCAGTGAATACCCAGTGTCCTTTGCATTCCGGACCAAATGCCATCCCGTCTGATGGTCTCACTCCATCTCCGTCGTATACCGGAGTCGAAACGATTGGAGGACACACTCCGTTCCATTTATCTGAAACCCCTCTCTGCTTAGCAGCTTCAATTGCTGCATTGATCCGGTTCATCGTATCCATATCTGTCTTTGGTACCAAGATGGTTACCTGAAATTTTTCTTCCTGTCCCGGCTGATACGCGTATGGTTTGAATACATGTACATATGATAATCTTACTTTTCCTGTTGTTACGTTTGTTAAATTTTCCATGATTATTGCTCCTCCTGAAATGCCTTTTCGGCTGTGATTTTATTTGTAATTGCTTCTCGTTTATCGGACTCCTTCACAAGGGTCGGCTTGCCCGGATTCTTTACGACCATACTGCCGACCATCTCCGCAAAATCTTTCTTCCCGATTGTCTTTTCTACCTGTGCAAGTGTTAATGCTTTCTTTTCGTACAGAATTTCTTCTGCAATTCCTTTTTCCTTCAACACTTCAAATGCTGCATCCATATCAGTCCAGTCGCGTGAACCTCTTCCTTCTACTGCCTTCCATCCAGGAACCTCATGTCCGGCAAGGCATTCTTTCAATGCATGTTCTTTTAGGTCTGAAAGCCATTTGGCCACATCTTCCCCGGTGGAAAGATATTTTCCCATTTCCTCATTACTGATCAGCGGCGGAAGTTTTCCTTTATCCGGGCTAAAAGCCAGCTTTACGTTTTCTTCTGCTCTTGCCCTGCACTGTGCTTTTCCCCTGCAGAACCGACACTGTTTTTCTCCAGGGCAGAACTCTCCCTCTCCATTAATTGCCAGTTTCGCACGATCCTTTACATATTCTGCAAATTCAAGTAATTCCCCTAATGGACATTCCCATTCTGAAATACTGTCTAGCCTAGGCTGAATGATCACAAGATGGATGCTCCGAATGTCGTATAAGAAACTGTACGCCTGATATGCGCCGAGCGCATACAGCATCATCTGTGGATTTTCTTCTACGCTGACCGGCACCCCTTTTCCATACTTGAGGTCAATTACGTGCAACGTATTTCCACTTAACAGGATGCAGTCTGCAGTTCCAAATCCATCCGGAACATACTGACTAAAATCCACCCGCTTTTCAATTGCCGAATAAGGCTCTGCCGGAAATGAAAGCGCAAGCGTTTTAATGTAATCCTTATAGATTTCTGTATAACCGTCCATTTCATCCTGCCACAGTTCTTCGGTTTTCAGTTTTTTAACCTCGGCGTTATATTTCCGTTTTCCAAACTCTTTTGTCTGAAAATAATGTCTCAGCTTCATCTCAGCCAGCTCATGCGCCAAAGTTCCTTCTTTGGCCGCATCTGATGTGGTATCCGGAAACTGTTCTTCCAGTCTTGCACTCGGAGTGCACAGGAGCCATCGATGTGCTCCCGATGCACTTAAGATCGCATGTGTTCTCTCCTGATGGCTCATTAGATCTGCGCCCCCATTCCGCGAAGTCCTGTCGCAAAGTTCCCATAATGTTCCGGTGAAAGCTCCATCAAAGATGCTACTCCGAAGCTTTGGATTAGCTGCATAAGCTGCGCCTGCATCCCCTTGTCCATCAGCTGCATGGCTGCCTTAGACAGATCATCTCTTGTATACGTCGGTTCAGATGTCGGTACTGCTGCGGGTGCCTGCACTGCCGGTGCTGATGCTTGTACTGGTACTGAAGGAGTTGGTACGGCCCCCGTTGTGTTCTGCTGTGGAATGGATGCATTCCCCCAAGGAGCTTCTTCCGTACTCTGCTGTTCGTGCACGGCTTGTCCGACAGCTGCCTCGTCCATTTGTACAGATTTTCCTCCCATTGCAACTGCCAGCTGCATAAGTGCCTCTGATAATTCTTTTAATCCTGGTACATTGATTGTTACTTCTAAACTCATTACTGTTTCCTCTCTTTCATATATGTATGGTTAATTGTTACTATTTTTCTCTGCTAAAAATTTGCCAAAAAGTACCTCTCCAGCGTTTCCCTCAAATTCCCCACTTGATAACTTACTTAAAAATGCTAAAGAATCAATAAATGAATCTGCCTCCGCCTTACTCGTTGTTCTAGAAATTGATGCGTGAAAATTTCTCAAAATCTCGAGTGTTTCACACCAAATAGTCTCCAAGTCACCGGATATCTTTAACTCCATTGCTTCATTTTTTTTGTATTCTGCTTTAATCAATTGACTTTCCCTCCAAAATCCTCTACAATTTAATTGTGTTTTTTTGAACGTGCACCCTAAAAGGTCTGCAAACCTTGGGTGCTCTTTTTTAGAATCCCATTGTAGTTAAAAACGTAAGACATCTTCCAACCACCATTCCAAATCCAAAGATCGTAGCCACAACTGCTATGATTGCATATATCTTGCAGCATAACTCGGCTTTCAGCTTGTCCCTCTTTTCCTGTCGTATCTTTTTCAGCATTGCTTGATTTCTCTTCTCTAACATCTCATTACTCTCAAGTAATTCATGATAATATGTAATCGCATCCTGAATCTCCTTCATCTGCTCC